AAAGGGCTAGTGTAATATTTAACACAGATCTAAATATCTAAAAGAGGAAGAACATGTCATCTCTCGGAGTTAAGCTTCCATTAGCACGAGATGCTAGTGACGGTTATGGAATGATAAAAAGTTTCAAAACCATGATAAGACAAAATTTTAAAATGTTGCTCTTAACGAGCCCCGGTGAAAGAGTCATGGAGCCTGAGTTTGGTGTCGGTCTCAAGAAGTATTTGTTTGAAAATTTTAATGAAGGTACCTTTGCAAAAATAGAGCGAGACATCTTCAGACAAACAGAAATATATCTTCCCGTAATTACCATAAATGAAATTTCATTTAACACGACACGAATGGATAGCAACCAGTTAGGTGTTCAGATTCGTTATGCAATACCAAATTTAAATATTCAAGATTTACTAGAATTTACTATTTAAAATGAGGGTTTTTTATGTCTAAAAATCAAAAGAAACTTCTTCCAATAGATTATACTCATCGCGACTTTGAAACAATACAGCAAGATCTATTGGAGATAGCAGAGAGGTTTTATCCGGATTCTTTCCAAGACTTCAGCGAGGCTTCTTTTGGTTCGCTTATGATAGATGCGGTTTCATATGTTGGTGACCAGCTTTCTTTCTACCTTGACTATAACGTCAATGAGTCATTCCTAGATACAGCATATCAGTACAACAACGTTGTTCGACACGGCGCAGTCATGGGATACAAGTTCACCGGTAGACCATCTACATACGGAGAAGTCGCACTCTTCATATTGGTTCCAGCCACTACTACAGGTATTGGTCCGGACTCGGACTATCTCCCGATATTAAAACGAGGAACTGTGTTTGGAACGGACAACGGCTTAAGTTTTGTATTAACTGAAAACGTTGACTTTGCAAAACCAACAAACACATTCGTAGTTGCACGAACAAACGCATCGACCGGCGCTCCAACTTTCTATGCAGTCAAAGCATACGGCAAAATAGTGTCTGGAAACTTTGGACAAGAAAGAGTTGCAGTCGGCGCCTTCGAGAGGTTTAGAAAAGTCACACTAGAAGCACAGAATGTTGCTGAAATTATATCTGTATTTGATACCGAAGGAAATGAGTACTTTGAAGTTGACTACTTGGTTCAAGATACAATATTCAAGGAAATACCAAACTCAAACTTTCAAAACGACAATGTTCCATCGCTGATAAAGCCCACATTAGTTTCCAGAAAGTTTGTGACACAAATGATAAGAGATACTGTTACGCTTCAATTCGGTAGTGGTAAAATGTCAAACTCGGATGTAGTGGCAAACCCACAAAACTTTGCAGTAGATGTTTTTGGCAAGACCTATGTCAATACAACAACATTTGACCCAAGCCGCCTCAGCGAGAACGAAAGTTTTGGAATTGTTCCCACAAACACAACACTTATCGTAACTTACAGGACAACAAACGGAATAAATTCGAATGTTGCAACCGCAGGAATTAATAATGTCATAACAGCAAACTTTGATTTCAAGAACAGAGAAACTCTCGTGGAATCAAAAGTTAGGGGCGTAGAAACATCTATAGAAGCAACAAACGAAGAGCCAATAACAGGTGACGTTACCTACCCAACTACAAGTGAAGTTAAGCAACGAATCTACGACACTTTCCCCACACAAAACAGAGCGGTAACACAAGCAGACTACGAAAACTTAGCTTATCGTATGCACTCGAAGTTTGGCGCCATCAAGAGATGCTCCGTCCAGAAGGACTTAGATTCGCAAAAGAGAAACCTAAACATGTATGTTGTATCGGAAGATACCGCTGGCAAGTTAGTTTTGGCTAACTCAACCATTAAAAATAATTTAAAAACATGGCTGAATCAATATAGAATGATCAATGACACAATCGATATTCTCGATCCGTATATATTGAACTTCGGTATAAACTTTGTTGTCAAGCCACAAAAGATGTCAGACAAGTTTATCGTTATAGATAACTGCGTTGAAGCACTTAGAAAGCATTTTGAGCAGCCCCTCTTTATTGGAGAAGCATTGTACATCAGCGACATTTATCAAGTTCTTAAAGACGTGACTGGTGTATTGGACGTAGTGAAAGTAAAGATCTTTCTCAAGAGCGGCGGAGACTATTCAACTGCATCTATTGATGTTGACAAGAACATTTCTCCTGATGGCTCATATTTAGCAGTCCCGAACAATGCGATAATGGAACTTAAGTTCCCCGATGTTGATATAATAGGAAAGGTTAGGTAATGGCGATATTAAGGTATACAGCAAGTGCTGATAATACAATTGTAAATGCTTTTCAACCAAATTTGACAACCCGCGGAACAGGTTCAAACGCAGGTCAAGCAGATGTATTGGAGACATACTCGATATACGGTCGTCAGCAAGCGTCTAGCTCTGCCACCAGCGGCTCACAAGAGTTGTCTAGAATTCTTATTAAGTTCCCAATAACGGACATCACTGCCGACAGATCAGCCGGTAAGATACCAGCATCTGGTTCTGTTAGCTTCTATCTCAAGTTGCACAACGCAGAAACAAGCAAGACTGTTCCGAGAAATTACACGCTGGAAGTACTTCCTATCGCCCAAGACTGGCAAGAAGGTAGCGGACTCGATCTTGAAAACTACTCTGACCTTACCAGAGGAAACATTGGCTCGAACTGGATGTCGGCTTCGAACTCTTCGCAATGGCTGAGAACAGACGGAGAAGAAATCGTTGGAGGCTCGTATTTAACCGGTGCATCCGATCCGCAATTCAAACAAGACTTTGCCACTGGTTTAGAAGACTTAGAAATTGATATCTCTCCTCTCGTTGAGCACTGGATTGCTGGAACAAAGGACAACTACGGTATCGGCGTCATGCTGTCGTCATCATTCGAAGCATACTTTTCAGCATCAAACGACGAAGGATACGATCCTTATTACACTGGCAGCATTTTGAATAACACTGGCGGCGCTACAACATCTTATTACACAAAGCGTTTCTTTGCTCGCGGTACACAATACTTTTTCAAGAGACCAATGATCGAAGCGCGCTGGGAGTCTATCATAAGAGATGATAGAGGCGACTTCCACTTTAGCAGTTCTTTGGCGCCCGCCGCAGATAACTTAAACACTCTTTACTTGTACAACTACGTTCGCGGTAAGCTGACCAACATCCCTGCGATCGGAACAACCGGCTCTATAATGGTTAGCCTCTATTCTGGCTCGGCTGACAACTCGGAGCCCTTAGAGAAACTTACGCTCTACAACAGCGCCACAGCAGTCACAGGCGGCTACGTCTCGACAGGCATATACTCCTGCTCAATAGCCGTAACCGGCGCTACTTCTGATATAGCGATACTTTATGATGTATGGTTCTCTGGTTCTGGCGAGGATCCATCTACTAATAACATCGAGTTCTTTACTGGCTCTATTAAGACCAAAGACTTTGGTGCGACAACAGATGTCCGCGAACCTGTATACTTTATCAACATAACCAATCTACAGAATAGATATAGCTCGACAGAGACGGCTAGATTCAACTTGTATGTAAGAAACAAGAACTGGAATCCAACCATTTATACAAAAGCTGTTGCAACACCCGAGCATGTTCCAATTGTTAGTGCTTCTTACCGCGTCGTTAGAATTCTTGACGCACTTGAAGCAGTTCCATACGGTACAGGTAGCGAATATGCAACTGGTTTGTCTTATGACGTTTCTGGAAACTACTTTGATTTCAACATGAAGTTACTTGAGCCCGGATATGAATATGGTTTCAAGTTTGCTTTCTATGATGATGAGCTTTCTTCTTGGTTAGAGCAAGATAAGATATTCAAGTTCAGGGTGGCAGATAATGAGTATTAAGGATTTGTTTGGTAGGCAAGTCCTATCCGATAAAAACAAAAAAGATTTAGCGTCAGACATTGAATCAACAGATAACTTAAAAGCGATAAAAACAAAGCAAGAGTCTTTTGTTCCGCAGGTTAACTATGATAACCCCGATACATTTGCTAAGTACGGCTCTGCTAACCTTTATTACAAGAGTGCGCTCGATCGTATCATCAACTATTACCCATATGATGGTTCTGATGCAGAGATAAACACTTTCTACAACAAGTCTCTTGATATAGAGAAATATATTTTTGATAAAAAATATCCGCGCACAACA